ATATGGGGTTTTCCTATTACCTTAGCACAAAGAGGTATTAAGGATTCTGGCAGTGAAGCAGAGAGTAAAGCAGTCACAATGCTAAATGAAGCATATTCCTATACAGGTATAAATGCAAAAAGACAGCAGCTTGCAAGATTTGTAGAAATTACAGGCATTGGCTATACATTTGTTGATATAGATACAAGCAATAATCCTGACAAGTATTTTAGCGTTGATGTACTTGATCCTAGATGTGCTTTTGTTATCAGGTCTAAAAGAACAGTTGATAAGAGAGTTGTTGTCGGAGTTAGCTTTTTTGCAGATAGTAACGGAACAACTTACTATACAGCTTTTACACAAGATAGACGTTATGAGATTGTAAACTGGCAGGTTCAGAACGGAAAGAGAAAGAAACCAGAAGATAAATGGGGCTTTAATGCTCGTTCAGGAGAAATAAATCCTTTAGGTGCAGTACCTATTGTGGAATGGGTTAGAGATTATGACAGAATGGGCTGTTTTGAAAGACAGATTAATGAAATGGATACTCTAAACATTATGGAGTCTGATTTTGCTAATGACGTAGATCAGAACACACAGGTTATTTGGCACGCTAACGATTGCGATATTCCACAAGATGAAAATGGTAATGATGTAAAACCAGAAAGTAATGACTGGGTATTTACATACACAGCAGAAGGCGGCAAGTCGCCTTTTATAACCCCACTTGCAGTTAATTACGACTATGCAGGTATTTTACAGAACATTTTATCGAAAAGAGCATTGATTCTACAGAAGTGTAATGTTCCGCAGAGAAATGACAATTCAGGCGGTTCAACAGGAATTGCTATGAGTGATGCTACAGGTTGGAGTGCTGCGGATAATGCAGCAAATATTCAAGCAGCTATTATGCAGGTTTGCAAGATGGAAGAGGTAGAGTTAGTCCTAAGAGCAATTAGGAGAAACCCTAAAGTTCCACAAGATAGCCCACTACTAACATTGCGTAGCTTAGATATTGAGGCAAACATTAAACGTCAGAGAAATTACGAATTGACTGTTAAGAGTAATGCACTTGCAACACTTCTTAGTCATGGAGTTAATGGTTTACACGCCTTTAAGACAGTTAATATGTTTGATGATAATAACCAGGTTTGGGAAGATTCAAAAGATAACATAATAGCTTATCAGGAAAAGCTAATTAAAGGCAATGACAATATAGAAAATACAGTTGTCGAGAAAGTAGCAGCCGATAACTCGGATCAGATAGACAATAGCCCAGTTCTCGATAAGGGGTGATTAGATGGCATTAAACTTTGATGAAATTAATTCTTTAAACCCTAAACAATCAGCAGCAAGGTCATTGCCTTTTGAACAGTACTTCGGTGAAATGGAATTGACAGAAGAAGAGAAAAGAGAACGAATTGAAATGGCTTATCAATTCAACGATTTGTTCATTATCGTCTTAGCAATTATGACAGCCCAGGTACAGTTTAAGGCTATTGATTATGGCTACGTTAGAAACAGACTAGAAATAGGCTACTTAGAAATTGTTAGAGGTAGAGGCATAGTAGAAGATGCTTATATACAACAATATGCTGCGGATTTTGTAGACGATTTTATTAACACAACAGTTGATAATCAGGAAGATGCGTATTATCTATCGCAAGACCGCGCACAGTTCATAGCAGAGAATGAAAGCCAGACTATGAACGAATATAAAGAGTTTGTTCAGGCTATTAAAAAGGGCTACAAGTACAAAACGTGGGTTACTATGAATGATCCACAAGTTAGAAAGACACACAAAAATCTAGAAGGCAAGACAATAGGAATTAAGAGCCTATTTAACGTAGGTTCGGTACAAATGAGATTCCCTAAAGATTATTCTAAGGCAGGAACAAGTAATAGAGCCAAAAGGGAACTTATAAATTGTCGTTGTCATGCTAAATATTCAAAATAATTAAAGGTTATGTAGTTTTTACTACATGGCCTTTTTTTATATAAATTTTTATACAAAGAGTTATACAAGATTTTATATAAGGTCTTATATAAGTTTTTGTACAAGTCAGAGAAAGACTTAAACGAGCAGAAGTCAGAGAAAGACTATAACGAGCAGAATTTATCCGCTAGGGAAAGCGGGGTATAAATGTCGCAGAAAGTAGAGGTTAAATTATGAACGAATTACTCAAGTACAATTTGCAGTTTTTTGCAGATGCCGATTCATCAGAAACAGCAGGAAATGAAAGCGAAACAAAGCCAGAAGCAGCAAGCAAAAATGAAGAAAATCAGGAAAAGAAAGAAACCACAGATGTGCAGGAGTTACTTAATCGAATTGCAACACTAGAACGCAAGGCAGATAAGGCCAGTGCAGAGGCTGCGGACTACAAGAAGAAGTGGAAAGAAAGTCTTTCTAGTCAGGAGCAAGCATCCGTTGAAAAGGCAGAAGCAGAGGCAGAACGTGAAGAGAAATTCAATCAATTATTGCGTGAGAACAGCATTAACAAACTTGAAAAAACTTATCTTGGCTTAGGCTACTTAGCAGAAGAGGCAGAGAAAATGGCTGCCGCAGAGTTTGACGGTGATTTAGATGCAAAAACTAAGATCATGCGTGAAGTTGATGCAAGAAAGAAAAAAGAGTTTGAGGCAGAGTTTTTAAAGTCAAGACCTGACATTAATGCTGGCGCTGGTGGAGAGAACCCTAATATCTCGAAGGAAGCCTTTGAGAAAATGGGTTATTTAGAACGTGTTGATTTTAAACATAAATACCCAGAAACATACAAGAAATTTACAAATAAGTAAAGGAGAGATTAATTATGGCACTATCACAGAACGCTACATTGTTAGCAAATTTAGTTGATCCAGAGGTTATCGCAGACCTTATGGATACAAAGTTAATTGATGCAATTAAGTTCGCACCATTAGCAGTTGTAGACACAACATTACAGGGTAGACCTGGGTCTACAATAGTCGTACCTTCATATTCGTATATCGGGAAAGCAAGTGTTACGGCCGAAGGAGTTGACATTACAATTAATCAGCTTACACAGTCTACATCAGAAGTAAAGATTCATAAGGTTGCAAACGGTGTACAGATTACAGATGAAGCAGTACTTTCAGGCTATGGTGATCCTATTGATGAAGCTGCAACACAGTTAGCTTTATCTATTGCAGATCAGATTGATGATGAATTACTTGCTTCACTTGGCACAGCAACACTTACACACGTTGCAAGTGGTTCAGTAGTAGATGCAGAGGATATAGCAGATGCACTCGTTAAGTTCGGTGAGGATATTGACGGTGATAAGGTAGTTCTCGTTGATAAGTACACATTTGCAGGTCTTAGAAAGTCTACAACATGGATGCCAGCTTCTGACATTGCAGCAGAAATCCTTTTAAGAGGTGTTGTGGGTCAGGTTCAGGGCTGCCAGGTTGTTGTAACAAATAGAATTAAAGATGGTTCAGTTTACATTGTTAAACCTGGTGCATTAGCACTATACCTTAAGAGAGATACAATGATTGAGAGCGACAGAGATATTATCAACAAGTCTACTGTTTTAACAGCAGATAAGCATGAGGTAACAGCACTTAGAGATGCTTCTAAGGTTATTAAGGTTAATGTTGCAGGAACAACAATGTCTATCTCACCATCAACACTTACTATTGCTAAGGGCGGTACAGGTACAATCACTGTTAGCGATCCAGAAGATACAATCACAGTAACATCTAGCAAAACAGATGTAACAACTAGTGTATCTAATAACACAATTACAGTATCAGTTGCAGCAGATGCAACATCTGAATCAGCAACAATTACTGTAACAGATGGTACAACAACAAAGACTTGCGCAGTAACAGTAACAGCAGAGTAATTAGAGGTGCATTATGGGAATGTTGTTAAGACTACATAAATTAAATAATAAGGGGGTTAAGCCTGAAAAGGCTGCCCCTATTAATAAAACGCCTGAGAAGGTTGAGGAAGTTGTAGTTGATACAACAGCTACAAGTTCAGAGGTTGAACCAGAGGTTGAGAAAAAACCAGCATATTCTCGAAGTCAGATTCAATTAATGCCCGTAGCAGGTCTTAAGGAAGTGGCTAAAGAGTATGGTATTCCTGACTATGAAAACAAATCAGGCGCAAAACT